ACGAAAGTGAAGAACCTGATATAACGGAATAAAAAAAAACTTGTGAATATTCACACTTTTTATAAACTTTAAGATATTTATTATATATGGGGCGAAATAGAAAAAAAGAAGAAGAAAAAAAAACAAAAGTATCGGTTGCTTTAGAGCCGGAGCTATTAAATTATTATAGAAATCTTCATATAAATCTGTCGTCTCTTGTAAATAAATTACTTAAAGTTTATAGAGAAAATGGAAACAAAAGTTTGTAGTAAATGTAAGTTAGAAAAATTGTTGTCTGAATATTACAAAAGGGAAGGCCGTTTTATGGGAGTCAATTCTTATTGTAAATTATGTCAATTACAATTAAAACAAAAAAAAAGAAAAGAAAATCCAGAAAAGTACAAAGAAGAAACTAAAAAATATTATATTAAAACAAAAGATATACAGGCGGAAAAAAAGAAAAAATGGATAAGTGAAAATAGAGAAAAATACAATAGTTATTGGACAAATAGAAAAAAAACTGATAAAGTATTTAAGTTATCGATTGGGATGAGATCTAGAATATGGAAATACTCAAAATCACTTAAAATTACAAAAAAAAACAGAACTTTTGAAATTGTCGGTTGTTCTCCTCAAGAATTGAAGGAATATTTGGAAAAACAATTTGTTCCTGGAATGAGTTGGGAAAACAGATCTGAATGGCATATTGATCACATAATTCCACTATCTTCCGCAAAAACAGAAGAAGAGTTGTATAAACTTTGTCATTACACTAATCTTCAACCATTATGGGCCTATGAAAACTTAAAAAAGAGTAATAAGATATTAAAATAAAAAAAATGAAAAGTATTGAAAGTTTAAAATGGCGATATGCCACCAAAAAATTTGACTCAACAAAAAAGTTGAGCGATGATCAGTTAGAAATGGTAAAAGAAATTATTCAGTTGTCTCCATCATCATTTGGACTGCAGACATATAAAATCTTGATAATTGAAAATCCTGAAGTTAGAGAAAAATTAAAAGAGGTTTCTTGGAATCAGTCTCAGATAACAGATGCTAGCCATTTATTGGTATTTGTTAGAAACAAATCTGTTACCGAAAAAGACGTTGATGAGTTTATTGATAATATTGCTTCAATTAGAGAAGTTGAAAAAAGTTCCTTAAAGCAGTACGAGGGAATGATAAAATATGCGGTTGAAACACAATCTGACGAACAGAAGGGTATTTGGGTGGATAAACAAATTTATTTATCATTGGGAAATTTATTAACTTCGTTATCTATTGAAGGAATTGATTCGTGTCCTGTTGAGGGTTTTGATAAGGTGAAATATGATGAGATCCTTGGTTTGACAGATACGACATCTGTTGTGGTTTGTCCGATTGGATTTAGAGACGAATATGATTCTTATCAGTACAACAAAAAAGTTAGGAAACCGATTGACCAATTATTTGAAACAATTTAAATTAGAATATATGACTTACAAACAGTTTGAGGACTTATTGTTGACTTATAAGCAATTGGCTGGTGATATTAGTGATCTTTATGATATCGGAGTTGATTTGATGGAAGGAAAATATGAAATTTCCAAAAATGTGGAAAAAATGTTCGAGATCTCTATTGAATCTGTTTATGGGGATGATGGATTAAGTTGGGTAACTTGGTTCATTTGGGAAAACGAATGGGGTGAAAAAGATTGGGGTATTGATCAGACTAATGGTAACGGAGCATTTGATTCTGATGGAAATCCAATGGCTAATTCTATTCAAAGTCTTTATGAATTGCTTGAAAATCAAAGCCTTTATGAATTGATTGAAAAAGACCATAAGATTGGATCTTTAACATCAACAACAGAAACACAAATCACCCAAAACTAACAACTTAAACCCTCCCCATAAAGGAGGGTTTTTTTGACTTTTTGATTTATTATATTATATTATATTTCTGTGGTAAACAATATTTTTTACTTGTTAATTCATTTAATTGAAAAAGACTCTGTTAATAGATTCCAATAATTTATTCAAGATTGGTTTCTTTGGTGTAAAGGAGATATATAATGGTGGAGCTAGAGTCGGAGGTATTTATCATTTTATTAATACCATTCGTAAGTTTCTTGAGGAAAATAATTACGATAAGGTAATTGCGGTATGGGATGGGGATGAAAATTCATTTACCAGAAAATCTATTTATCCCAAGTACAAGGAAAACCGAAACCATTTTGTCAACTCAAATGATATTGAATCCACATCGTATCAAGTTGGTAGGATTAAGCAATATTTGGAGGAGGTTTTTGTTAGACAAATTGAAGTTTCTCATAATGAGTGTGATGATTTAATTTCGTATTATTGTAGTGTTGCTTCGGACGAGGACATTACTATTTTTTCATCTGATAAGGATTTTACTCAACTAATCTCGGATAGGGTTAGGATTTATTCACCTGTATCTAAAAGATATTACAACAATGGGGACATGATTACGATTAATAAGGTTGAAATACCGCATTATAATGTTTTGCTTTGTAAGGTATTCACTGGAGATAAATCGGACAATATTGAGGGTATTGAGGGTCTTGGGGAGAAAACATTTATGAAGTTATTTCCTATTTTGCGGGAAAAACCATGCACTATCGAAGAATTGCTTAATATTGCACGAGAAAACCAGCAAAAGAATAAAATAAAGAGTTTATCAAATATTTTGGAGGGTAAAACAAAAAGCGGCATATTGGGTGAGGATTTTTATAATGTGAACAAAAAAATTGTTGACTTATCTGAGCCATTAATTACTGAGGACGGAAAGGCATTGGTTGAGCAAATTGTAAATGATTCAATCGACCCAACAGATAGGGGATATAAAAATTTAATGAGAATGATGATGGAAGATGGATTATTTATGTATCTTCCAAAAGACGATAACGCTTGGGTTAACTTCCTAAGACCATTTATGAAATTAATAAGAAAAGAAAAAAGAAACGCAAACAAAATTTAATTATTATGAGAGAAATTGACAGCACAAAGATGGAATTCCTTTTGACTCTTAACGACAACATAGTTGTTCAAAGGTTTTTTAATGTTAGAGGTTATAACCCAAAGGCCAAAAATTCTTTGGAGTTTTATGAATATTTCAAAACTTTGAGTGAGGACTTGCAGTATTTTTTAAAGATGAAAACTGTTATCTATATGGTGGATAATAGGGATATTATTGAGAATGATCCTGGTGTTATGAATACATCGTTCACAGAAGGTCCTGAGGTATTTAACCTTATAATTAAAGTTAATGATCAAACAATTTCTCATAGAATTTTTGACGGGAAATTATATCCACCCAAAGTTCGTTATACCGTTGATGTTAGATTATTTTTGAAGGAAATGTTAAGAGATTTAACCGAAATATTTTCAAGCAAGGATTTAACATACAAGTATTTGGGACTTGATTTGGTTAAGTAATTTTTGGGTTTGTGTGGTTGGATTTTTTTGGGGGTATTAAATAAACGAAAATGAATAAAAATTTTGACTATTTAGGTAGTACATTTCAGATACAGTTATTGAACCAAATTATTGAAAATAAGGAATTTGCGTCATCTATTATTGATGTAATAAATAGTTCATATTTTGAGAATAAGTACTTTAAGATCATTTTGCAAATGGTTAAAGAGTATTATGGTAAATATGAATCTTGTCCAAGTTTTGATACACTTGAACAAATTGTTAAATCTGAGATATCACAAGAATTGGTCGCTAAAATTGTTTTGGATACTTTAAAACAAGTTAAATCTGCTCCATTTGATGGGGTTGATTTTGTCCAAGAAAAGGCGTTAAAGTTCTGTAAACAACAAGAACTACAAAAGGCAATGGATAAAGCTCAGAAAATAATCACAGAAGGTGATTTTGAATCTTATGATAAAGTTGAAGGACTTGTAAGAGATGCACTTCAAGTTGGTACTGTTGAAAAAAATTTAACGGATATCTTCACAGGATTAAATACCGTATTAGAAGAGGATTATAGACACCCTATACCTATGGGAATATCAGGTATTGATAGATTACTTAAAGGAGGACTAGCTAAGGGTGAAATTGGGGTTATACTTGCTCCTACAGGGGTCGGTAAGACTACCATATTAACCAAAATTGCAAATACCGCTTTTAATATGGGGTATAATGTTCTTCAAATATTTTTTGAGGATAACCCTAAGATTATTCAAAGAAAACACTTTACGATATGGACGGGAATTGCTCCTGATGATTTATCTAAGCATAAGGAAGAAGTCATTAGTAAAGTTAGTGAGATTCAAGAAAAAATGAAAAATAAGCTGGTTTTAAAAAAATTGGCGTCAGATAGTTTGACAATGAGTCAAATTAAAAATCAAGTAAGGAAATTAATTGCTGATGGCACAAAAATTGATCTGATTATGTTGGATTATATTGATTGTGTTTTACCTGAGTCAACATCAAAAGATGAGTGGAAGGCTGAGGGATCTGTTATGAGAGGG